GCGGACTGAAAGCCACGGTGTCCCGCGCGCTCGTGAGGGTCCTCGATGATGGCGCTCGCAGCCGCCACCACCTTCGTCGTCTCCACCTTCTCCGTCTCCACCTTCTCCGTCTTGCTCGACATGGTCTTCCTCTTCTCCGACTTGCTCGCCGATGTTGATGGGTCCGTCAGCCGTGGCCGATGTAGTCCTGGAGAACGATCGTACCAGCCGCGACAGCGCTGGCCGCGGTGTAGACGGTCACGCCGGTGACCCGGTTGTGCGAAGTGACGACTCCGATGCCCGCGTCCCGCGTGTAGACGTTGTTCGTGAGCGTGTACGCCATCGGCGGTCCGACCGGCAGCGCGTCTTTCGGCACGCCGTCCGGTAGAGTGACCGTGAAGGTCTCCGTGTTCCCGACGGCGTCGGGAACGACCGACTTCACGGTGAAGCGATTGGCCCTGTTGACTCCCTCCGGGATGACCTGCCCGGTTGCGACCTGATTCGCCATGCTTTGAACTTCCTGTTGAGGCCCGCTAGGGCGTAGAGGTCAATGTGTTGACGTCTGCCCTTTCAGGCCGACTCGAGGATGACGATGTTCGGGTTCTCCAGGATGTTCGAGCCCCAGATCGCGTACCAGGCCAGCCCGTGCTCGCGACCGTAGTCCTCGACGCCGTTGTCGCGGAGCTCGACAGGAAGCGCGGTCGCGTGACCGTAGCTGTACTCGCCGAACATGACCGCCTGGTAGATCGTCGTCTGGTTGCTGCCGCCCGCCGCGAGGTTTGGGTTGTAACCGACGTCCACGTAGTCGCCCGTGGCCGGATCGACTGCGCCGTTGGCCCCGTTCGGCATGACGGTGGTGGTGATGAACCGGACGTCCTCGTACCGGCCGATCTCGCCCGTGTAAATCTGGGTCGACCCGGCGTAGAGGCTCGCGTTGATCCAGTCGTTGTCATCGCGCATCCCGCGACCCTGATGCGGGTGCAGGAAGCAGATGTAGTGGTCGCCGGCCCACTTCGGCGCGTTGCGTGTCTCCAGGGCCTCGACGCCGTCCTTGACGAGCTGCGTGTCGAACTTGTCGTGCGCGGTGAGCGCGGCCCTCGACTGCTTGCCGCCCGCGAAGATGACGTTCGTTCCGAGGAGCGCCGTGTCGCGAAGCTGACCGTCGAGGACGAGCGCCATGTCGCGACCGAGAAGGAGCGACGCCGCCGCGAGCTGGTCGTAGAACGACGTCTGGAGCAGGTACTCCGAGAAGCCGATCGCGTTGCCGTTCTCGAACACGGTGATGCTCTGGAGCGAGGTCGACATTCCCCGCGTCTGGAGCCGGACGCCCTCGGTGAGACGCCCGCCGCGCTTGATGTTCCCGTAGCGCGGAATCTGGATGGTCCGGCCGGGCTGGACGCCGAGCTCGGTCTTCTTCGTGGAGAACTGATCGAACTTCAGGATGGGCAGAGCAGCGAACCAGATTTCGGCGCTGAAGACGTCGCGGATCGCGTCGACCTGCTGAGCGAAACCAGCACCCGTCTGGACCGCGGTATTGAGTACGGACGGCATGTGTTGAACTCCTTCTCTTGTGTCTCGTCGTTTGGGTTATCCCTTGCCGCTTGGTTCCGCTCTGCCCGTGGAGGCCCTAGTTCGTACCGGCGATCGGTGGAGTGGGCGTGAACCGCGCAGCCAACGCAGCCTGGGGGGAGGAAATCCCCCGCGCCTGCGCGAACTGGTGAGCTTGCTGTAGCACGCCCTGGGTCACCGCGTCGCCGTTCACGATCGGGTTGCCGCCCTGGTGGGTCCTGGAGATCGCCTCCACTGCCGCCGCCCTAGCCGGGTTGGCGGGCGGGGGCGGAGGTGCGGCCATCCCTGCATGCTGCACGGGTCCCATCGGGAACCCCTGCGGCTGCATCACGCCCATCGGCTGAGAGACGTGATTCGCAGGTGGCTGCGCGCTCCAGTGACGCGGAGTGGAACCGAGATGACCAGGGTACTTCATCTGGCCCTTCATGGCGGCATGGATGCGCTCGCGCACCTCGCCACCGTAGCGACCCGTCCTCACGGCCTGCTCCGTGGTGAGGTCGCTCAGATTGATGTCACCAGGCCCCATCGAGGGGTCGGGCACCGGAAGAGGGTTGGTGACAGTCGGGAACCCAGCCTGCGCCGCGTACTGGGGCGGCACGGGCGGAACGTACGCCGGGTTCGCCGGGGGTTGGGCGGGCTGAAGAGGGACGTACTGCACCGGCGAACCCACGTGGTAGGGGGCCTGCTGCGGGTACTGCTGCTGGTGCGGGTGTCCGTACTGCTGGAGATGAACGGGACCTTGGATGCCCTGACCTGCGAGGAGCTTCGCCTCCAGCTTCTTCTTGAGATCCTCGTAGGTCTTGATGGCGTGATCGACCGCAGCGTCGATCGCCTCCTCGCTCTCCCCGAAGACGAGGTGATGCACCTCCTCCGGGACGTCCCGAAGAGCGCGCTCGCGATACGCGACGAGACCGAGGCGCCGGATCGCCTGCTGATTC